AAATCGAAAGTAAGAAAATGTTTGCGGTATATTAATCTGCGGTAACCCAAATAAATACAACATCGTATAAAAGGAATCGCTATGGCTAATGAAGCTGAACTAACTAAGTCTATTAACAATCTTACTGACACGCTAAATCGAATGATGAAAGAAAATTCGAGAACATATGGTGGGAAACGACCAGGTGGTGGTGCAGCTGACGAAACATTTAGCGATTTCAAAGATCAAATGCAAGATTTGACAGATGAAATCAAATTCTACGAAAAAAATCTCGATAAACTCAATAAAGCTGAAAAACGCAAACTTCATAATTTAAAGCAAGAACGTATTGCTCTTGCTAATCGCAAAAAAATTCAAGATGATTTAAATTCTGGCGACTTAGAGCGCATTCGTAATGCTGAACGTGAACAAAAGTTAGCAGAAGATGAAGCGGAAATCAAACGTGAGTTGAACAAAGAGACAGATCGCTTCAAAGATAAATTAACCAATTTTAGTTTATCTGACGTAAAAGAAGCAATGATGACTGGTGTTGAAGATTACGAACGTGCATTAAAACTTGGTACTAACTTAGATTATTTTGATGCGTTAAAATCTGGTCTGTCAGTTGGCGAATTAAATGAGATTCAATCAGAATTCAAAGCAACAGCAATTGCAATGAACCAAACTGGCCAAGGGTTTAATGAATCAATTTATGAATCTCAATTAGAGATGTATGGATTAACGGGCAGTTTAGCAGCAGCTGCCAAAGTTACAGCGGCGACAATGGATGCTTCAAGATCTTTAGGTCTTTCCTTTGAAGATTCTAAAACAATGCAAGTATCATTACAAGATCAATTCCGAGTATTCCACGACAATTTAGGATATACAGCTGAAGAATTTGGAGCATTAACTGAATCTATAATCAAAGATGCTGATTCGCGCAAATTAATGTTACGTATGTCTGATGAGCAACGTAGAGAATATGTTAACTCTCGAATTGAAATGGTTAAATTTTACGAAGGAATGGGTCTATCAGGACAAAAAGCCATTGAAATGGGCGAACGTTTTGATGAGATGTTCGGTAAGAAAACAGCCAAAGATCGTATGAAGGATGCCGTTCGAATGTCAGTAATGGGCGGTATGGTTGGAATTGATTCACAAGATTCTGCCCGCGCTCGTTCAATTCAAATGAAAGCTCCTGGTCGTCAAACTGCAGAAGAAAAGAAATTTTTGGCGGATTACACTAACCAGATTTCTAAGGGAATGGAAGAATTTAGAGGTCAAGGATTCACAAGTGAGTTATTCGTTGATAGCTTAAACGCTAAAACAGATGGATTAATTGACGGTATATCAGCATTGAATACTGATTTAAATGAATCAAATAAAAAGAACGTTGATATACAAAACGCGCACCGAAATGAAACGTTAGACAATATGTTACTTCATATGCGTGGCATTGAACGCCTATTGGAATCATTTCCTGTAATGTTGGCAGGATCACTTGTACCATTATTGTTTAAAGCTGGAGCTATTAAAAATATGGTTAATGGTATGGGTAAAACTGCTTGGAGTGGCGGTGCTGGAACTAGTATGTTAGGTCGAGGGGCTGCATTGTTGGGTTCAGGAGCGGCCGTTGCAGGAGCAGGGTTAGCGGGTTGGGAAATTGGATCTATGATTCAACGCACACTCGAAAATGATTATCCTGCAGCTTGGGATGGTGTAGTTAAATATCTTGGTGGTGGAATTTACGAAACGATTAATTTTTTCACTGATACACTTCCTGACATTGGTTCTAAAGCTTTTGATTGGGTTGGCAATGTAAAAAATGAAGCTTTGTTGAAGGTAAAATCTTGGGGAAGTCAATTCTTATCATTTTTTGATGATATGATAACCGGTTTTGGTAATTACATAAAGCAAACAGATCTTTATCGAATGTTAACTGATTTTGGGAGTTATGTATCTGAACAAACTACTTCTTTAACTGATGCAGCATTCGGTGGCATTTCAGATACCACAAGTAAATTATTAGCCATGATCGACGGTAACGACAAAGAAGACGTCAAAGAAGAGAAAGCTGCGAAGCAAGCAAGTGATCAAAGATTTAAAGATCAACAACTTGCAGATCAGCAAAAAGTGTTAGAGCAGTTAACGAAACAAAATGAGTTAATGGCCGCTCAAATTAAATTACAAGAAGAAATACGTGATTCGAACGCTGGAATTGATGAAAAAACCAAGAAAGGTTGGAATTCTGGCGCATACACAATGCCGAACTAAGGTTCCTGTGATATTTCATCGAATAAATAAATGTTAAATAGGAAGATATTTCAACATGGCAGCACCTAAGTGGACTAAAACATATAAAATAGTTACACCTACTCCAACGACTACTACAATGCAAGATAGTCAGGATATGAGTGGTGGAACTCTCTACAATTCTCATTCATGGTACCAACGACTAGTTCAAGGTTCCTCAACTCGTATGACCCGCTATCGTGAATATGATGGCATGGATAACGATGTTGACATTAACCGTGCATTGGACACGATCGCAGAGGAAATGACTCAGAAAAATCGTAAGACAGATCTTCATATTGATTTGAAATTCCACGAATTGGATGGTCGCGTAAGTAATACACATGCTGCCACTTTAATGAGTGCAATGAGATATTGGTCCGTTACTCACGAATTTGATAGTACGTTATTCAACGTTGCTCGTGGAATGGTTAAGTATGGAGATTGTTTCTTCAGAAAGACTAACGGTCCATTGAAGAAATGGGAATTCATTCACGCTAAAAATGTTATTGCAGCTGTTGTAGATGAAATGGATGTTACTAATATTGTAGCGTGGCAGATTCGTAAAGAGACAAATAAAGCCCAAGCTAATATCGGCGGTATCGGTGTAGGTGGTCAACAGTACGAGTCTGAGTTCGTCCCTGCCGAAGAAATCGTGCGATTCACATTGAATGATGATATGTCTGAAACAGCACCATTCGGTGAATCGATTTTGAAGCCTGTATATCGTTCATTTAAACAAAAAGAATTATTAGAAGATGCTGTACTGATTTACAGAATCTCTCGTGCTCCTGAACGTCGAGTTTTCTATATAGATGTTGGTAAAATGCCTCCACAACGTACTAAGCAGTATCTTGAGCAAATTAAGAATGAAATTAAACAGAAGAAAATTCCATCACAAAATGGCAATGGTGAGAATCAAGTAGAATCTGTATATAATCCACATAGTACGCAAGAAGACTTCTTCTTCGCTCAACGTGCCGATGGTAAAGGTTCTCGTGTAGAAACATTACCAGGTGGTAACAGCTTAGGTGAAATGTCAGACGTTAACTACTTCCAAGATCGTGTATGGCGTGGTCTACGTATTCCTACTTCCTATATGCAGACATCTACAGGTAACGAATCAAATCCAATCTTTAATGACGGTCGTGTAGGTCAAGCATATATTGAAGAATTACGTTTTGCTGAATTTTGTATGAGATTACAACGTAATATGGAACGTGCATTGGATAAAGAATTCAAAGTTTACTTGCGTAAGTTGAATATTCAAATTGATCCACAATTGTTCTCATTAACGTTACCAGAACCTACTAACTTCGGTCTATATAAACAACAAGAAGCTGATGCAGCAATCTTAGGTACTTTAGCACAAGCGGATGGTATTCCATTCTTAGATAAACGTTTTGCATTGGCACGTTTCGGTCAATTTGAAGAAGAAGAAATTCTGCGCAATGAGCGTCAAATGTGTGAGACTTTAGGTATTGGATATGATGATCCAGAGCGTTTCAGAAAGATCTATGGTGCGCCTGAAGAAGCTGCTGACGAATTTGGCGGCTTAGGTGATTTAGGTGGTGGAGATTTAGGTGGCGAAATGTCAGCTGATGATACAGAATTAAGTGGTGGTTTAGAAGGCATAGGTGACGAAGCCCCTGAATAACCACAATAAAATATATAATAACCATAAATAAAATAATAATAGGAGAATATGGTATGGATAACAAAGAACAACTAAAAAACATGTTAGATGCTATAGTCAACAAAAACACCGATAGTGCAAAAGTAACATTTCATTCTTACTTGCAGGATAAATTTAAAAGTTTAATGAATCCTGGTCCTATCGAAGACGTACAGCCAGAAGTTGAAGTTCCAGTAGAAGAGCCAACTTCAGACGAATAATTTAAGGAGTCACAATGAAAAACCAATTACTTATCGAAGAGCTTTCACCTACGGATTGTAATATTATTACAGAATCTAGTCAGGGTAAAGATTGTTTCTTATCAGGCATCTTTATGCAGGCAGACATGAAAAATCGTAATGGTCGTAACTACCCATTATCTGAAATTTCTCGTGCTGTGGAAAATGCACAAACTGTAATCAAAGAACACAATGGTATCTTTGGTGAGTTAGATCATCCTCAAACCTTAACCATTAACTTAGATCGTATTTCGCATGTAATTACTGATATTCGTATGGAAGGTACCAATGCAGTAGGTAAAGCTAAAATCTTACCAACTCCAATGGGTGATGTTGCTCGTACATTAATCGAGTCTGGTGTTCGTTGTGGTGTATCAAGTCGTGGTGCTGGTCAAGTTAACAGCGAAGGTGTGGTAGAAGGTTTCAACTTTGTTACTGTTGATATTGTTGCTACCCCATCAGCTCCAGGTGCATTACCTAACACGATTTACGAATCACTAATGGACAGTGTCCATGGTGTAGAAGCCCTATCTCTTGCTGAACAAATGAAGCACGATCCTAAGGCTCAAGAGTACTTTAAAAAGGAAATTGTTAAATTCTTAAAAGAAGGTCTTTTTAAGAAGGTATAAAATCCAAAATTTTTATAACTTTTTTCCTCATTCAGAACCCGCATATACTGCGGGTTTTATTATGTCTGGTAAAATTACTGGAATATTAAGGGGTTAACGTTATAAATATTATTATCATAACTATTAACAAAGTTATAACACACTTTTAGGAGAAATTATAATGGAAGAGCTCTTTCAACAATTGATCGAAGCAGAAATTTTAACAGAAGATGTTAAGAAAGAATTGGAAGAAGTTTTTTCAACCAGTTTGAATGAAGCTATCGAGCAAGCAAAAATTGTAGCTGGTGAAGAAGTTCGTGCTGAACTTACTGAACAGTGGATCAACGAGCGTGACACTTTAATCGAAGCTGTAGACACTCAAGTTGGTGAATTCTTAGAAGAAGAATTAAACGAATTAAAAGATGACATTAACCGTTTCCGTGACTTAGAAGCTGAGTACGCAG